GGCAGAATGGGAAGTTGGTATTGGTACAGTAACTGATGCAACACCTGATACTCTTTCAAGAGATACAGTATTAAGTAATTCTTCAGGCAACACTTCAAAAATAAGTTTTAGCGCAGGCACTAAAGATGTTTTTTGTACAATGCCTGCAAGTAAATCGGTTTACCTAGATTCGTCTGGTAATCCAGTAGGAGCAGCAAGCGCAGGTTTTGCATTAGCAATGGCGGTTGCATTATAGGAAATAAATATGGCACAAGATTTTAGAAACAGTCTAGTAAGAACAATTGGAACAAGTGATACTACTATCTTAACTGCAGGAGATTATGATGCAGTAATAGGTATTAGATGCTGTAATATTTTAACTTCAACAATTACAGTTGATATTAAAATTGCAAAAGGCGGAGCAGATTACTTTTTAGCAAAAGGAGTCGTGATTCCACCAAATTCAGCTATCGAATTGATCCAAGGAGGAGCAAAGATTGTTTTAGCTAATGGTGATGTATTAGAAGCAGTTAGTGATACGGCAAGTTCACTAGATGTTGTTTGTTCATACATCGATACTATTAGTTCATAGGAGGAATTATGACGGCGACAATAAATGGGATCCAATATATTGGAGGGCAGTATAGCCCAAATGACTTTATACCTAATCAAGCGGCAACGATTGATGGGACTCAAACTGTAGAGAATGCAGTTCTTGCAGGACCTCTTACCTTACCAGGTACGATTACAGTAACAGGAACGGTGGTAATAGTATAATGAGTAAAATAGAAGTAAATACAGTAGCACCACAATGTGGAACAACTTTAACTCTTGGTGAATCAGGAGATACAGTAACTCTTGGCACGGGTGCATCACAATCAGGTTTCGGAAGAACAGGAACTGTAGATTGGCAGACAAGTAGTATTAAAACAGCGACTTTCACAGCAGTAAATGGTGAAGGTTATTTTTGTAACACTGCAGGAGGTGAATTTGAAGTTGATTTACCAGCAGGTTCTGCAGGAGCAATCGTTTCTATACAAGATTATAATAATACATTTGATTCAAATAAATTAACAATTGATCCTAATGGATCAGAAAAAATTAATGGCGGTACTGCTGGTGGAGTGATTGAATTAAGTACAGAAGGTGAAGGTGTAACTTTAGTTTATATAGATTCAACAGTAGGTTGGAGATCAATTCATCAATCAACTTTTGCTGATACAGGAAGTAATGCAGTATTTATTGCTGCTTCTGGTGGAAACGCTACTTTAACTTGTGGAAATTATAAAACACATGTTTTTACAGGACCAGGAACTTTTACTGTTTCTTGTGCAGGTAATGCGTGTGGTTCAAATTCAGTAGAATATTTAGTAGTAGCAGGAGGTGGTGCTGGTGGAACAGGACAAAATGGTTCAGCTGGTGGAGGAGGAGCTGGAGGTTTTAGGACTAGAACAGCTTTACCAGGTGCTTCACCTTTAAATGCACCTGCAAATTTACCCGTTTCAGCTACAGGTTATCCAATTGTGGTTGGTGCAGGTGGTGGGAGCGAAAGTAAACTTGGTCCTATTAAACCTGGTTCCGTTTCAAGTTTTTCAACTATATCATCTGCAGGTGGTGGAGCAGGAAGACCAAGTCACGATGCAGTTTGTAGCACACCAGGATATAATCCTGTTCCCGCTATGAATGGTGGTTCAGGTGGAGGTGCTACAGGTAACTGTGGTCCCGGAGCTGCTAGCACAGGAAATACACCTCCTGTAAGTCCAGCACAAGGTACAAACGGAGGTGCTGGAAATTTAGAAGGTGGTACTAGATCTGGTGGTGGCGGTGGCGGTGCAGGCGCTGCAGGACAAAATGGAGTAGATCCTTTACAAGGTGGCGCTGGCGGTGCAGGATCATTTATTCCAGATGCATTTATTGGTCCAACAGCACCGAGTTATGGATGTTCACCAAGTCCTTTAGCACCAAATGGAAGATATTTTTCTGGCGGTGGAGGTGGTGGTGTACAAAGTGGTAGTAATTTTGGAGCAGGAGGAGCAGGCGGTGGAAAAGCTGGTGCAAATCCAACTGGAGGAGCAGGAACAGTTAATACTGGTGGTGGCGGTGGAGCTGGTGGTAATGATTGTACTGGTTCAGGTACCGGTGGTTCTGGAATCGTTATGATAAGGTATAAATTTCAATAATTATGTCAAGTAAAATTAAAGTAGATAATATAAATAAAGTTTCAGATGATTCAACAATCATTAAAAAATGTGGATCAACAACAACAGTAGGATCAGGAGCTGGTAATACAATTGTTGTATGTGGAGCAACAGTTACAATAGGTAGATGCAGTGGAACTGTAGCTTTAGCATCAGGTGCATCTCAAACAGGATTTGGTAGAACTGGTACAGTTGATTGGCAGACAGGATCAATTAAGACAGGAGATTTTACTGGAGCAAGTGGTGAAGGATATTTTGTAAACACTACTTCTGGAGCAGTAACAATGACCCTTCCTGGTTCACCTTCTGCTGGTGCTATTATTAGTGTAAAAGATTATGCAAATACATTTAATTCTAATAATTTTAAAATAGATAGAAATGGTTCTCCTGTAGGAGGTGGTACAAATTTTGATGTTTTAAGTTATAATGTAGATGGATCATTTTTAACTTTTCTTTATGTAGATGGAACTAAAGGTTGGTTAGTTACAGACGATTCAACTAACACTAATTCTGCTACAAATACATTTATTACAGCCACAGGCGGAACTATAACAACATCTGGAGATTATAAAATTCATACGTTTAATAGTCCTGGAACTTTTTGTGTAAGTGCTGGAGCTGGTCCTGTATCAGTAGCTGATTATTTAGTTGTAGCTGGTGGAGGTTCAGGTGGTACTAATAGTTCAGGATCTGGTGGAGGTGGAGCTGGAGGTTACAGAGAATCAGTTCCTAGTCCTGCAGCTTGGACAGGAAGTCCATTAGCCAATCCAGGAGGAGCATTACCAATCGCAACCGGTTGTTATCCAATAACTGTTGGAGCCGGCGGTGCAGGATTAACTGCGCCATGCTCATCTAACAGTGGTTCTAATTCAATATTTTCAACAATAACATCTGCTGGCGGCGGAGGTGGTAGTAATAAACCTTGTGCTGTCGGTCAAGGTAAAGATGGAGGTTCTGGTGGTGGAGGAGTTGGTGGTTATGGTGGTAACCCTTGTTCTGCAACAGGTGGAGTAGGAAACACACCCCCTGTAAGTCCACCTCAAGGTAATCCTGGTGGAACAGGAACACCTGGATCAGGATCAGATGACGCTGGTGGAGGCGGAGGCGGTGCTTCTGCCGCTGGTTCAAATGGTGGTCCAGGATCTAATCCAGGAGGAGCTGGTGCAGCTGGTGTAGCATCTTGTATTACAGCATCCCCAGTTACAAGAGCTGGTGGCGGTGGTGGTGCAGTTAGAAGAGGTGATGGTCAACCTACAGGTAGAAATGGAGGACCAGGTGGCTCTGGCGGAGGCGGAGATGGTGGAGGAAAACCAAATCCAGCAACTGCAGGAACTGCAGGAACAGCTAACACTGGTGGTGGCGGTGGTGGAGGAGGATCTAGTAGTGGTTCTGGTGGATCAGGTGTAGTAATAATAAGGTATAAATATCAATAATTATGAGTGAAATAAAAGTAAATAAAATTAGTCCAAGAACAGCGTGTGGTACAACTACATTAGGAGATAATGGAGACACATTTAATCTTCCTAGTGGTACTACTTTGACAGTTGCATCTGGTGCAACAATCACAAACAATGGAACGCAGACAGGTTTTGGTAGATCAGGTGCTGTTGACTGGCAAACATCTTCAATTAAAACTTCTACATTTACAGCAGCAAATGGTGAAGGATATTTCTGTAATACAACATCTGGTGGTTTTACAGTTAATTTACCAGCAGGTTCTGCTGGAGCAATAGTTTCATTTTCAGATTACACAAGAACTTTTGGTTCAAATAATTTAACAATAACACCTAATGGTTCAGAAAAAATAGGTGGAGTTGCAGCAAGTGTATATTTAAATGTAAATGGTCAAGCAATTACTTTAGTTTATGTAGATGCAACTGAAGGATGGATAAATATTCAAAATGCTGAAGATACCGAAACAGGTGTTGTTCCAGCTTATATAACAGCAACAGGTGGAACTATAACAACAGTATGCACAAACTATAAAGTTCACACTTTTACAGGTCCAGGAACTTTTACAGTTTGTTCAGTAGGTAATGCTGCTGGATCAAACGAAGTTTCTTATGTAGTTGTAGCTGGTGGAGCAGGAACTGGTTCAAGATGGCATGCTGGTGGAGGAGGTGCAGGTGGTTACAGAGAAGGTAGAACATCTCAATGTAATACTTGGACAGCTAGTCCATTAAATGCACCAGCAGGTTTACCTGTATCAGCACAAGGTTATCCAATTGTAGTTGGAGCAGGTGGTTCTGATGGAGGTGCTCCAGGAAATAATCCAGCTCCAGGTGGTGGAAACAATTCAAGTTTTTCAACAATAACATCTGCAGGTGGTGGTAAAGGTGGAACATTTAATGAAGCAGGAGGTAATGGTGGTTCTGGAGGTGGTGGAGGAAGTGCTCCTGGTTCTCCAATGGGTGGAGGAACAGGAAATACACCTCCTGTTAGTCCTCCTCAAGGTACAAATGGTGGTGCTGGAGCTTATCCTAGTGGTGGTGGTTCTGGTGGTGGAGGTGGTGGAGCAACACAAGCTGGAAGTGCAAGTCCTAATACATCAACTGCAGGAGATGGTGGGGATGGTGCAACTTCTTCAATTAATGGAACTCCAACAGCAAGAGCTGGTGGAGGAGCAGGTGCTCAATCTCCATGTGGTACAGCAGGTACAGGTGGTACAGGTGGTGGAGCAAATCCTGGTTCAAGTGGAACAGCAAATACTGGTGGTGGCGGAGGTGGTCCATCGTCTCCACAAGGTACTCAAGCACCTGGATCAAGTGGTGGATCTGGTATAGTATTAATAAGGTACAGATTTCAATAGTTGAATGATAATTAAAAATAAGATATAAGGAGAAACATTATGGCACATTTTGCAAAATTAGGAGCTAACGGAAAAGTTATTCAAGTATTAACACTTGATAACAAAGATATGCTTAACGCTGATAACGTTGAAGATGAATCAGTAGGTCAACAATATTTAGAAACACATAATAATTGGCCTGCACAAATGTGGATTCAAACTTCATACAATACATCACGTAATCAACATAACTCTGGTGATAACTCAAAAGCATTTAGAGGAAACTATGCAGGCATAGGTTATGAATGGGATGAAGATAATCAAATCTTTTGGTCTAAATCACCTTATCTATCTTGGGTAAAAAACCTTGCAACTGCATCTTGGCAATCACCAATCGGTGATGCTCCAGCATTAACAGCTGAACAAACTTCACAAAATGAAGCTGGTACTCACCAATGGGAATATGTTTGGAATGAATCAGGCCAGTCTTGGGACTTGACAGATACAAAAGAGTAAATTAAAAATGGTGGTGGTATGCAGAAGAAAGTATTAACAGAACAAGCTCTATATTATGGTGATGTCGATATGCCTAAAGATTGGGACATTGACCGAAATAAGTTATCAGACGACATTTTACAATCACAAATTCAAAACAAACAATTTCCATTTTCACGAACTTGGGATATGTTGAATACTTATATGCGAGAACATATTGGTCTTGAATATAATATTAATTTAGTTAACAAAGAAACGTGGGGCAATGTTTATAAACCTGCAGAGACTACAATTCCTTTATTAAATATTGATCCAGTAGATTTACGAAACTCACCAGACTTTACATTATTATATGGAGTCAAAGTAAAAGACTGTATGGTTAGAATACACTTTGAAGACAACAGACGTAAAGGTAGATCTTGGGATATAAAACTTAAAAACAATATGTTTATTATGTTTCCATCAACTAATATGTATTACTTAACTAATAACCAGAAAGATAGTTTGAATTTTGTTCAAACCATAACCTATGAATATATCTAATTATTATTGGTATTTTAAATCGGCACTAACACCTAAATTTTGTGATGATGTTATAAAATATGCTAATCAACAAAAAGAAGTTATGGCTAGAACAGGTGGGTATGGTGATAGAAAATTAAAAAAGCAAGAAGTATTAGATTTAAAAAGAAAAAGAAATTCTGATTTAGTGTGGTTAAATGATACTTGGATATATAAAGAAATACATCCATTTGTTCATAAAGCTAATAAAAATGCTGGTTGGAATTTTGAATGGGATAGAAGTGAATCTTGTCAGTTTACAAAGTATAAATTAAATCAATATTATGATTGGCATTGTGATAGTTGGGATAAACCTTATGAAAGAAAAAATAAAAATGCTTCTGACCATGGTAAAATTAGAAAACTATCTATGACTTGTCAATTAACAGATGGTTCAGAATACAAAGGTGGTGAATTAGAATTTGATTTTAGAAACTATGATCCACATATGCGAGACGAATCAAAACATAGAGTACAATGTAAAGAAATATTACCAAAAGGATCTATCATTGTATTTCCTAGTTTTGTTTGGCATAGTGT